GTAACGGTTAACTGTTTCATGCCAAGACTCTCTACGGTTCTTCTCTGGTATCCAGCGTGCGTAGCGGCTCTTGTGTATAAACTGTTGATACTGATCCATTGTTATTCCTCAAAATTATTATAGTAAGTATGTGCCTATTACGTAACCGATAGGCCAGCCGATTATAAATCCTATTACTGCCCACTTGATATAGAAGTATACATCACTCATGGCATTAAGTCCCGTCTGAATTCTTGATGTTGTAATTTAAAATCTAGTTCATCTTGCATTACTTTGTATAGGGCTGGACGCATAGTTGACTTCTGAGTGTCAAGACAGGCTTGTAAATGCGCTGTGTCCATATCAGCAATTGCAACATACTTCAAAGGCTGATCACTCTGCTTACCATAACAGCCCTATTTGGATACTGCTCTTACCATTGTAGGGCTATCACTCATTCTCAAACACCACCACTTGTGTCAGGCGTGCTAAGTACCACTGACATTTCTGTAGGTCTTCTACCTGCTTACCTTTGTAGTCATAGCGCCAGAGGTACTTCATGGCGTTGCCCTTGAGATAGCCTTTGTACGCTACACTGGACATAGACTCTTCAATGGCTTCGATACACTCAATGGTTCCAGTGTTGTAATGCTCTGGGTTATTGACTACATCTTCTTCTGCTTCTTCCTCTGCCATAGTAGCCCAAGGGTCTAAATCTAAAGGAGGATGTGCTTCTCGTATGCGATCCCAATCAAACCTTGTTGCGTCATTAATACTCATCTTCAAAATCCTCTACTAATTCGTTAAACCTATCGTTAATTCTATCGCTGAACAAGTCTACTAACTCTTCTGAGGTTACTTCTAGTATCTCTATGAGTGTTATCTCGTCTATCAGCTTCATTCTTCCTAGCAAATCATAATATGTGAGAGCCATCTTAGTCTCCGTACTTATCTCTCAAGTAGTTTATACTAACTGGTAGTTCATCGCAACCACCGTTAGCAACTTCATTCAACATCCAGATACCTGACCAGCTACCGTTAGTCTGTGGTGTTAGGTAATCTTCGTCGTGTTGGTAGTAGATGCCTGCAAACAACCCTAGCATGTTAGTACCGTCTGCTTTACGTGCGTAGGCTATATCTCTGTCCTGTACGTGGCCCATAATGCAGCTCATGTACTTCTTCTGCAGCATTAGCTTAGCAGAGCTTACAGGCCGTCCCATAACGCCACTGGTGAAGTAGTGTGCGTAGGCTATTTCGTCAATGATCACAGGCTCTAGGAATGGATAAACTTCCCAGCCAAACTCTTCTAACTGAAAATCCCTGTAGCTAATTAAACCGTCTAGCTTTGGATCAGCGTTAATAGCTCTCTCGATGCGGTTCTCGTGATTACCAAGAGTGAACACCATGCGAGGATTCCAACGCTTGTCTTTGTTACGGATCAGACGCTGTTGCTCTTCCTTGATAGGCTCCATGAATGCTTCCATGCCTGCGATACCAGCGGCGATGTCCTTAGTATAGCGTCTACCTTCAAAGCTGCGTGTACCTACGTCATAGCTGCTCAGTGAAGGCATGTCCCAGTGGTCGCCAATGTGTATGATAACGTCTGGCTTCTTATCCGCTGCGTACTGACCAGCCCAACGTAGATGCTCAATAGGGTGATCGGGTTTAACCTGTGTGTCTGGTATTACTAGATGCTTAGTCATTATAAGCAACCTCGTTAGTTAAGAACCAAGTGACGCAAGTTCTTTTACAGGCTTTGCAAATACGTGCTTCTCCTTGTGTAGCTACGCCTCTCTTTACTAAATCAGGAAGTCTTCGAGAAAACCTAGCTCTTTGTTGGTGCACATCACCACCCCCTATATCAGCTAGTTCCCTGCTAGTTAGACCTTGGTTGTCTGCTAATACTGAGTAAACAAACTGACTCTGTGCGTTTAACGCACCAGACTCTATCATTTGTCTAGCAGCTTCTCTACTTGTTTCAGGATCAGTGGTTCTCGATAGCATATCTAATTGATTCATTTCTTTCTCCTCTTGCGCTCTACTGCTGTCTTCTCAGCATGGCACTTGTAACACAACACTTGATAGCCTGACGCTTCTAGGAACATTCTGCTTATGTAGGTGTTCCAATCTACGAAGCCGACTTCAGGGTTAACTACTGGATCTATATGATCAACTGCTGCGTTGTTACGTTTACGAGTTCGTCCTTCTAGCGGTGGTAGTGTGGCTGGCCCAATCTTATTACAGTTAGCACATTGGTATTTACCACGTTCTACCCAAGCTGTCTTCTTAGCATCGTGCTTAACGCCCCATTTACCGTGAGCGCCTCGCAGTGCTGAGATGATGAAGGACTTAAACCTCGCCTCTGTCCATCTACCATTATTCCTCACCTTTAAAGCTCCATATCTCGCCATCGTAGCGTCTAAGCCAGAGCATCCTACCATTCTCTATCACTCTGTCTTCGTCTCCGTCATACATCTCTACGCACTTGCTGTAGTAGTCCTGCTCAGTAACACAGTCCTCTAACAGCTTAGCTGACTTCTTCTCACCGATGCCGTAGATGCCTATGATGTTATCAATGCGGTCACCCATTAGTATCTGGCGGTAGAAGAACAGCATACCTTCTTCTGGTGTAACGTAGTAACGCTTCTTCTTTACAAAGTTATAGTGCCATCCGGGAATCTGATCAAAGTCTTTATCCAGAGAAACCATAATAGTTTTGTCACCGTGCTTCGTTCCTGCAATGGCGATAGCATCGTCTGCTTCTTCGCCTTCGGTGACAACAGCAGCCCAGTTGTCGATAAGGTGTTGCCTGAGTAATTGGATGTGTACTGGCTTTTCCTTATCTTTCCTGTTGCCTTTGTAGATGGCGGTAGTGGCATATTCTGTCCTGAAATTACCACGACCAGTTAGATACAGAACATAGTGTGAGGTTTCCTTATCAGCACTGAGCTGACCTAGGATGTCTTCGATTAAATCGTCCATCTTATTGATAGCATCGCTCTCAGACTTCTCATTACACGACCAGCCTACACGGTAGACCAGAATGTCTGCATCAATTAAGATCACAAAGCTTCTTCCAAATTGACTTCAGCAACTTCTGCTGCGCCACCGCTGTATGGAATCAAGTCTGTTACTACTAGCTTGAGCAGTGTAGGGCTGCGTCCTGCTTGTCCTGCTGGCGACTTCCAGTCATAGGTACTGATTACTGCTTTAGCTTTAGAGCCATTGCCTACTAGGATGCCTTGGATCTCAGCACCGTCTGTGTCGTAGATGCGGATAGGGTGGCTAGACTTACAAGTAATGAAGCTGCCCTGACCGTCTTTGCTGCGTACATTCAAGCCTTGCATCTCAAGAGCTTCTACTGCTGCTTTAGACAATTGAGCTAGGTCTACTTGAAATTTACCCGACATACGGTTCACTTCGTTAAGGTTAGACCACATCATGTCTGCGTTTACTGTTACTGGTTTTGCTTCGTTCATACTATCACCTTTGATTGAAATGTTGCGTTTACTTGCTGTTTTAGATCACAACTGATCTACATATATTATACCATTGTTGGTATGGTCTTGTCAAGTTATCTTAATCTCGACGGTAATTGTTTTGCTCACAGGTACTGATATTACTTTGTCTTCTACTTCTTCAGTGTACGTGTATTCTTCGCTGGACTCATAAAGCGTCTCAACCCTTACGTTAAAATAATTAGCTAGTTTAAGCATTGTACTAAACGAGGGTTCTTCCGTTACATTGTGTAGTATCCTGTTTATTGTTGGTTGAGCAGTGCCTGTTCTACGTCCTAGTTCTGCTTGAGTTAGTTTGTTCGTTACCATTAAGTTGTTTAGATTATGTCTCATATTATTTACCTTTAGTGGGTTTCAGCCCAGTTGTTTCCTACGTTGTATTCACCATCGAGAGGGCAGCGTAATTCTAGTACATCGCCTGCATCTCTGATGGCCCTCACTGCTGCTTTGCCTACAGTGTGTGCAAAGAACTCTGGTACTTCTATCTGGAACTCATCGTGTACGTTAGCTACTAACTTGTACGGTATCCTGTACGTGTCTAACGCTTGTATTAACAACACCAGTGCCTGCTTCATTACGACAGCACCAGCGCCTTGTAGCAATGTGTTTAATGCTGCGTGTTCGCTTCTCACTCGTAAGCGTCTACCGTCTAGAGAGGGCAGTGTGCCGCTGCTGGCGAAGTTTGCTACACGCTTTTTAAGATTGTCTAGTGCTGGTGTATTGCGTAGGAAAGAATTTATCAGCTTCTCACCTTCCTTGTAGCCACCACCGACTATCTGACCTATCTTGGCTGCGCCAGCGCCGTAAAGAAAAGCATATATGAATGTTTTCGCTTGCGGGCGTGAGTCTAATCCTGCTGCTTTCATATTAGCTGTGTGGATGTCACCGCTCAGGATCTCGTTGGTGTAGTTATCGTCGCGCATGTAATGTGCCAGCATACGTAGTTCTAAACCACTAGCGTCTATGCCTACAAGTTTGTAGTAATTAGGTACACACCAGAACGATCTACACTCTTTGCCATACGGCGCAGACACTGACGGCACTTGAGCCATGTTAGGGCTGTGGTGCGTCATTCTACCTGTCACTGCACCGTTGGTGATCACTCTACCGTGAACCCTGCCGTCCTTCTGAAAGGATAACCATGAATCTATCTGTGCGGTGCGCTTCTGTAGCATTAGATACTCGTAGATCATCTTAGCTTCTGGTATGTCGATACCTTCCAAGACCTTCTCGTTAACAATGATAGCGCCCTTATCTGTCTTCTTCTTAAACTTTACACCTACGCTCTGTAGCCTCTCAGCTATCTGCTTACGAGATCCTACGTTAAACTCTGTTACCTTATCCTTCAGGCGCTTTGCTGTCTTCTCGCTCCAACGCTCCT